AACCGCTACGGTTTGCCCGACACCCTTCCGCTCGACTGGAAGGCCTTCGTCGCGGCCATGCCTCAGCCCGAACAGTCCTGATCCGACGGAGATATATCCATGGCACGTTTTGACACCGCCTTCGATGCGACTGGCATCGAACCCACCACCGGCTACGATGTTCTCCCGGCCGGCAAATACCGCGCACAGATCGTCGAAAGCGAAATGCGCGTCACCCGCAACGGCATGGGCCAGTTCCTCTGGCTGATGCTCGAAATCGTCGAGGGTCAGTATCAGGGGCGCAAGCTCTTCGATCAGTTGAACCTGGTGAACTCGAACCCGCAGACGGTCGAAATCGCACAGCGCACGCTGTCCGCCATCTGCCACGCCACCGGCAAGCTGCAGGTCAACGACAGTACGGACCTGCACTTGGTGCCCCTGATGATCCAGGTTGCCGTTAAGCCGCCCAAGGACGGGTATTCGGAGAAGAACACGATCCGTTACCTCGTGCCGGACAAGACTGCGGCGCCGCCTTCGCGCGAGCCAGCGCAGCCTGCCGCGCAGCCTCCGGCAGGTCCGGCTGCCGCTCCCTGGAACCGCAACGGCTGATCCCACGGGCTGCCGCGGGAAATCGCGGCGGCCCCGGCTCTGAAAGACTGACCATGACTGAACCACTCAACGCGGCCCCCGTGGCCGTGCACGATACCCATTTGCCTGACAAACAGCGCCGTCTGATCGCCCTCGACGACGCAATTGCCAAGATCCGCAATCAGATCGCCACGGCAGACCTTGCTCGCCAGGCAAAGGGCAAGCCGATCGATCCGACCTGGTTTCACCGGGCCCGGACCGCGCAGCGCCACCTCCACCGCGAACGCGCAGAATTGCTCGCGGACGCCGGCGGCTGGCACCGCCGCAACCGGATGAAGGACGCGCTGATCGATATATTGCGCGCCCGCCATGCTCCTGAAGTCTGGGCTGAACTGGTCGCCGATGCCCGTGCCCGCAGCGAAGCGGAGGAGCTGTGATGGCAGAGCTGCCCCCACCGCAGACGCCGACCCTGACGGCGATCTACACGGCCTATGAAGCCCGCCAGGGCGACGGTTTTCGTGAGCATCTGGGCGCGTCGCTGATCGGCAAGCCTTGTGCCCGGGCCCTCTGGTTCGATTTTCGCTGGGTCACAGCTTCGCGCTTTCCCGGGCGGATCCTGCGCCTGTTCGAGACCGGGCAGCGCGAGGAAGACCGGCTGGTCGCGAACTTGCGGGCCACTGGCGCCACGGTCCTCGAGGTTGATCCTGACACTGGCCGGCAGTTTCGTATCGAGGCCCATGGCGGCCATTTCGGAGGTTCGCTCGACGGTGTGGCGTTGGGTCTGCTCGAAGCCCCAAAGACCTGGCACGTTGTCGAATTCAAGACCCATTCGCTGAAGAGCTTTGCCGACCTTGTTGCCAAAGGCGTCGTCGCCTCCAAGCCGCAGCACGCCGCGCAGATGCAGATCTACATGCACCTCACCGGTCTGACCCGGGCCATGTACATCGCGGTCTGCAAAGATACCGACGCGCTGCACATCGAAAGGATCGAAGTCGATCCGGACGGGGCAACCCGGCTGCTGGACAAGGCCAAGCGCACGATCGAGGCCCAGCATCCGCCGGCCCGGATCAGCGACAATCCGACGTGGTTCGAGTGCCGCATGTGCTCGCACCATGCAGCCTGCCACACCGGCGGCGCCGCTGCCGTCAATTGCCGGACATGCCTGCATTCCACAGCCGTGGATGGTGGTTGGCACTGCGCCCGTCATGACCGGATGGTCGATGTGCAAGAGCAGCGCCGCGCCTGTGCCCGCCATATCTTCATCCCTGATCTCGTGCCCGGAACCGTAACCGACGCCGGAGAGGACTTCGTCGCCTATCGCATGGCCGACGGCTCCGACTGGCTCAACGACGCCCGCCAAAAGGAGGCCGCCCATGCTTAAGCTGCGCCCTTATCAGCAGTCTGCGATTGCATCGATTTACAGCTACTTCGAACTCAAGAAGGGTAACCCCCTGGTGGTTATCCCGACCGCTGGCGGCAAAAGCCTGGTCATGGCCTCGTTCATCGACGGGGTCCTCAAAGCTTGGCCCGATCAGCGCATTCTGGTCGTGACCCATGTCCGCGAACTTATCGCCCAGAACCATGCGGAGATGCTGGGGCTTTGGCCCGAAGCGCCTGCCGGAATTTACTCGGCAGGGCTTGGCCGCCGCGATGCTGATGCGCGTATCCTGTTCGCCGGCATTCAGTCGGTCCACCGCCGGCCTTCGGAAATCGGCCACTGCGATCTCGTCCTGATCGACGAGGCCCATCTTATTCCGGGCAAGCAGAGCACGATGTACCGCCGCTTCCTGAACGAGATGCAGCGCATCAACCCAACGCTCAAGGTGATCGGGCTGACGGCCACGCCATTTCGCTTGGATTCCGGGATGCTCCACGAAGGAGACAACGCCCTGTTCAGCGACATTGCTTACGAGGTGTCGGTCCGGGATCTCATTGAGGATGGCTATCTCAGCCCATTGGTGTCGAAACAGCCTGGCACCAAGCTTGATGTGACAGGGGTCGGCACACGCGGCGGCGAATTCATTGCCCGCGACCTCGAGAAAGCGGTCGACAAGGATGCAATCACCCGCGCTGCCGTCGATGAGATCATCGCCTACGGCAAAGGCCGGAAGTCGTGGCTCGCTTTCTGTTCGGGTGTCAGCCACGCGACCCACGTTGCCGAAGAGTTCCGCCGCCGCGGGATCAGTTGCGCCACCATTTTCGGCGAGACCCCCAAGGATGAGCGCGACCGCATCATCGCTGAGTTTAAGGCCGGCAAGATCCGTGCGCTCGCCTCGATGGGGGTGCTGACCACCGGCTTCAACGCCCCGGCAGTGGACCTCATCGCCATGCTGCGCCCGACCAAGTCGGCCGGGCTTTATGTCCAGATGGCCGGGCGCGGCACACGGCTGTCGAAAGACAAAGACAACTGCCTGGTTCTCGATTTTGCCGGCAACGTGAAGCGCCACGGCCCCATTGATCTGGTCAAACCCAAACGGCCGGGTTCGGGCGATGGTGATGCGCCGGTCAAGGTCTGTCCCGAGTGTGACAGCATCGTTGCTGCCGCTGCTCTGGAGTGCCCTGACTGCGACTTCATCTTCCCCGCCCGCAAGGTCAAGGTTGCGCCCACGGCGTCTACACTGGCCGTCCTATCGCCGGCAAAGCCACGGCGGCCAGAATGGTTGCAGGTCCACAATGTCACCTACCAGCGCCATGACAAGCCGGGCGGGCGTCCGTCTCTCAAAGTTACCTACCAGTGCGGCATGGCCTGGCACTCCGAGTGGATCTGCCTCGAGCACACGGGCTTTGCCCGCAGCAAAGCTGAAAGCTGGTGGCGTGAGCGTGCGCCGGGAATTCACATTCCTACCTCGGTTAACGTCGCGCTCCAGCTGACCAGTCGTCTGCGCCGCCCCAGCCACATCGCCGTTCGCCCGTCGGGCAACTACACCGAAATCACCAACGCCAGGTTCGACACATGCCATACGCCAACCCCGGGCTCTGCTCGGTCTGCCACCGTGAGCCCCGCGGCTTCGGCTGGTTCGTCCCGCACTACCGGGTTTCCGATCCCCGCCGGGACGAAAGCCGCAAGTATCTTTGCAGCCGCGCTTGCCAGGACCTCTGTCACCGGAGGCAAGGCATGATCAACACCAGCCGCAATGAACAGGCCGCAATGGTCAAAGGCGGACAGGCCGGTGGCCGCTATCTCGAACAGATCGGCAAGACCGACCTCGCAACCCTCAGCGATGCCGAGTGGGCAGGCTTCGTCGAGCATCTGATCACGGGTTATTGCGATCACCTGCGCGAACTTGCCGCTGACATGTCGGAGTGCCCATTTTGATGACAACGTCCTTTATGGCGCAGCTCGGCTCGCGCCTCATCGCCAACGGATATACGATCCTGCCCATCGCGCCCGGCACCAAAAAGCCGGGCCGGTTCCAGCGCAGTGCCTGGGTCGACTATCCCGAATGGAACCGCCACGCTGCACGGCCGACCACGGACGTCGAAGTCGCAACCTGGTCAGGCTGGCCCGATTGCGGCATCGGCATTGTCGCGGGCGCTGTGGCGGCGGTCGACATCGATATCCTTACCGATCCTGATCTTGCGCTTAAAATTGAGCAACTGGCGCGTGACCGGCTGGGCGACACACCTGCGCTGCGGATCGGCCGCGCGCCCAAACGGGTGCTGGTTTACAGGACCGCCGCGCCGTTTCGGGGGATCAGGCGCGCGCCGATCGAGGTGCTGTGCCTGGGGCAGCAGTTTGTGGCCTATGCCAACCACCCTGACACTGGAAAGCCCTATACCTGG